TCACGGCGCCGCGAACCGGAACGATCACGTCATACGACCCGGCGAAGCACGCGGTAAAGGTGCAGATTCAGCCGGAAGGCGTCGAAATCGCCGGTTGGATTCCGCTAGGTGCGGCCGGCGTCGGCAACGGCTTCGGCATCGTGTGCGGCCCGAATCTCGGCGATATGGTGCAAGTCGCGTTCGATAACGGCTCGCCGAGTGCGCCGCGCATCGTCGGGCGCTTCTTTTCGAACGTCAACGTGCCGCCCGCTGCGCCTTCCGGCGAATTCTGGATCGTGCATCAATCCGGCTCGCTGCTGAAGTTCCACAACGACGGCTCGGTTGAGATGGTCGCGGCAGCAGGCGCGACGTACAAAGCCGCATCGCACACATTCACCGGCCCGGTGACGATGAACCAGACCGTGCTCGTCAAGCAGCAGATCACAGGTCAGGGCGGAATGGCCGTCTCTGGCGGAAGCGGCGCGAGCGTGACCGGAAACATGACGGTGACGGGCGGCGACGTTAAAGCCGACGGCATCGGGCTTAAATCGCACACCCACGTCGACCCGCAAGGCGGCACGGTTGGCGCAGCACAAGGGTAAGCATGTCCGACATTTATCACTTCTGGGGCAACGACCTAACGGTTGCGGCCTCCGGCGATTTATTGCTGGCTGACAGCAGCGACACCACGCAACAGCAAATCCTTCGCGCACTGCTCACGAACCCGGCGCTTTCTGACCGCGCCGGCAACCCGCTCGCGACCGCCGATTACTCCGATCACCCGACCTTCGGCGCGGGCCTGCCGCGGCGCGTCGGCTCGACGCTGAACGTCGCGGAGATTCGGGCGATCGTGCGCGGCGTTGTCGTTTCGTTTCCGGGTGTGGCGCGCAATCCCTCGCCGACGATCGACGTCACCCCGTTCAACGACGGCGCGACGATCGATATTCAGTACGTGAACCTCGTCACCGGCACAACCGAACTTCTTTCCTTCGACATCAATCAATGAGCGTCAACACCCAATCATTCACGCAAATCCTGACCGGGTTCGCGACGACGGTTCAGGGCGCCGCCTCGTCGCTTGTGAACTTCGTCATCGGCTCGGTGCTCCGCGCCATCGGCGAGGGTACGGCATGGGTCGCGCTCTGGCTTCAGGGCTTGATCCTGAATGCGATCGCACTGACGCGCGCGGCGACGTCGAGCGGTTCGGACCTCGATACCTGGTTCGCGCAGTTCGGATTCACGCGGCTCGCGCCGACGGCGGCAAGCGGCTCGGTCACGTTCTCGCGATTCACGACGACGCAACAAGCGGTCGTCCCGGTCGGCTCCATTGTGCAGACTAGCGACGGCACGCAGCAATATCAAGTCGTCGCCGACACAACGAACGCCGCGTATAGCGCGACGCTCGGCGGCTTCGTCATTGCGGCCGGTCAAGCGTCGGTCACATGCGCGGTCGTCAGCATCACGCCCGGCTCCAACTCGCTGAACCTGCCTGATTCGTCGGGCAACGTGAGCGCGAACACGATCACGGCGCTCTACCAGTCCATCCCGTTTGTCGACACGGTAACGAACGCCCTGCCCTTCGTGAACGGCGTCAATGCCGAAACGGACGCTGCGGCGCGCACGCGATTCGTCGGATACCTCGCGTCACTCGCGCGGGCAACGAAAGCGGCGATCGGCGCGGCGATCACGGCGCTCGGCTCGAACTTCAATTACACGATCGTCGAGAATCAAACGAAGGCCGGCGTAACGCAGATGGGGTATTTCTTCGTCGTCGTCGATGACGGGACCGGAGCGCCGAGTTCGTCTGTGCTATCGGCCGTCTATAACGCGATCGACGCAGTGCGACCTTTCACTTCGACGTTCGGTGTGTTCGCTCCGACGGTTGTCAATGCGTCCGTCGTGATGACGCTGCAAACGACCTCGACCGGCGTCAATCACTCGACGACGTGCGCGCTGGTGCAGCAAGCGCTTTCCGCGTACATCAACACGTTGCCGCTTGGCGCGTCGCTGCCTTACTTCAAGCTCGGTCAGATCGCAATTGACGCATCGAGCGACGTCACGAGCGTGCTCACCCTGACGATCAACGGCGCGACGGTTGACCTCGCGGCGACGAATCAGCAGGTCATCAAGGCGGCGTCGGTCGCCGTTTCTTAAAGGCAACCCATGACCGGCGACCAATCTGACTTCTTCGCGCGCATCAAGGCGCGCATGCCGACGGGCTGGTTCGGTTCCAGTTCGCCCATTCTCGACGCACTGATCGGCGGCATCGCGTCGGCGTTCGTGACGGTCTATGCGGCGTATGTGTATCTGCTCGCACAAACAAGGCTCCAAACGTCAACCGATGGCTGGCTCGACATATCGGCGGCGGATTACTTCGGCCCGTCCGGTCTGCTCCGGCTGCAAAACGAGACGGACGCCGCATATCGAACGCGCATCCAAATCAACATCATCAGAGAGCGCGGCACACGCGCGGCGGTGACAAAGATTTTGACGGACCTCACCGGGCGCGCGCCGACGATCATCGAGCCGACTCGACCGCAGGATACGGGCGCATACCGCTCGGGCGGCATCGGTTACGGCGTCGCGGGCGCATACGGCTCGCTTCTGTTGAGCTATCAGGCTTTCATCAAAGCCTATCGCCCTTCCGGTTCTGGCATCCCGCTCATTCAAGGTTATGGCACATCGCCGGGCGGATATGCGACGCCATCGCGCGCCGCTTACGCAAACATCGGCGACATGACAACCGGCGTGACCGACGCGGCCATTTACGCCGCCATCGCATCAGTGCTGCCCGCCGCAACGATTGCATGGGTCGCGATCAGTAACTAACCCCGCCAATTTGCATCACCAAGCCCGCCGCGCGCGGGCTTTTTCTTTTGGAGAACGATCATCGACCGCGTTATTACCTATGCCGGAGCCGTCCCTTTAGAGACTGATATTCTCGGCGCCCAAAAGAACGCACTCTTCGCGCTCGGGCAGTTGTGCCAAGACGCATTCGGTCAAGGCTCGACCGGCCCGTTCTTCACCGGCCTCGCCTGCGTTCCGAACACGCCCGCCGCGATGAACGTCATCGTGCAGCCGGGCGCGGTGTATGCGCAAGCTGCGCTCGATGCGACCGCCTATTCTTCGCTTGCGGCCGATTCGACCGTCACGATGAAGCAGGGAATTCTCAAGGTCGCGCAGACCTTCAACACGCCCGCGCCGACGACTTCGGGGCAATCGGTTGTCTATCTCATTTCCGCATCGTTCCTCGAAGCCGATACGAACGCGGTCGTGCTGCCGTATTACAACGCAGCGAACCCGTCGCAAGCGTACAGCGGACCGAGCGGAACCGGCGCATCGCAGAACACGACGCGTCAAGACACGGTCGCGCTGACGCTGACGACTGGCGTTCCGGCGACGACTGGATCGCAACTGACGCCGGCGACGCCGAACGGACAGACGGCGCTCTACACGATCACCGTCGCATACGGCGCGACGAGCGTCACGGCGGCGAATATCGCTAGTGTCACCTCGCGATTTACGGGCTTCGTGCGCCCCGATGGATCGACGCCTTTCACGGCGGCGCAAACCGGCGTCACGCCCGCGCAGTTCGATAAATCGACGGCTGTTGCGACGATGGCGGCAGTCCAGCGCGCGCTTGGTAGCGATTCCGGGGTTGTGTCGATCTCTGGGGCAACGGCGCTAACAGCGGCAAATGCTGGGTGCGCAGTTCTGGCAAGCGGAACGACCCTTTACGCGCTCTCTATTCCGCTGTCTTCGACGTGCCCGGCAGGAACACGAATTAGCATTCTGAATATCGGGACCGGTACGCCGCAAGTCCTGATGCAAGGATCGGACGTTCTCAGTGTGAACAATGGGACCGCGCCATACATCAATTTGGCGTCGGGGGATTCGCTTACGCTAGAAAGCAACGGCGCGACGGGATGGTTTGCGGTAAGCGGAAGCGCGCAACTGAAATATGCGGGCGCGTTCGGCGCATCCCTCGCCTCATCCGGCTATCAAAAGCTGCCGAGCGGGTTGATTATCCAGTGGGGTACGGTGACTGTTACTGGAACCGCACTGACCACGCAGAATTTCCCAATAGCCTTTCCGAATGCTTTTGTGGGCGGCTTTGTGTCGCCAAACGATAACGGTACTGCTGTCACATATCGCGGGTCTGTAAACGGGGGCGTGAAAACGGGAATGAACGTGTACATGGCCGGAACATCAACGTCAATCCAGTTTTACTGGCAAGCCATCGGATACTAAAAATCATGGGCCAAAAACAAGCCGCATACGACAACACGGGCGCGATTGTCGCGTTCTATGACACGGTAGATAGTCCCGCTCCCGCTGGCGCAACCGTGCTCAATATCACCGATGCGCAGTGGCAAGCCGCCATCTCGACGCAGGGTTACACGGTCGTCAAAGGCGCATTGACGCCGCCCGCACCGCCGACCGATGCGGAACTGCTTGCTGCCGCGAAAGCCGCGCAAAAAGCCGCGATCGATGCGGAGTACGCGGCAGCGGTGCAGCAGAACGTGACGTTCAAGACGGCCGCAGGCGTGACGCAGAGCTTCCAAGCGGACGCCGACAGTCAAGACATTCTCGCCAAGGCGACGCAGGGTTACACCATCGCGGGCGCGGTGCCGGCTAACTTCTTCTGGAAAGCCGAAGACAACACGCTTGTCGCCTTCACGCTTGCCGACCTGCAAGGGCTTTACGGCGCGATGCTCGCGCAAGGGTGGGCGGGATTCCAGAAGCGCGCCGTGCTCAAAGCGCAGATCGCCGCCGCGACGACGGTCGAAGCAGTGCAAGCAATCACCTGGTCCTAACCGACTCTCTCGCCACACACGAGCCGCCTTCGGGCGGCTTTTTTTACGCCTGTAGGGTCTGCATGGACAACCAAACACTTATCAACGGCCTCTTTTCGGTCGTTGGTTTCGGCGTCGCCTGGTGGGTAAAAAGCATTTGGGCGATGGTTCAAAGCCTGCAATCGCAGGTCGTCGCGCTGAATGTCGAGCTTGCGAAAAACTACGTGCCGCGCGCGGAGCTGCAAGAGACGTTCAATCGCATCTTCCAGAAGCTCGACGAGATTTTGGAAAGCAAGGCCGACAAGCGATGATCGTCACGCCCGCCCTACTCGAAAGCGCATGCCAGTCGATGACGTCGAACGCCGCCAAGTTCGCCGCGCCATTGACCGCAGCATGTGCGCGCTACTCGATCAACACGCCGCAACGCCTCGCGGCATTTCTCGCGCAGATCGGCCATGAATCCGGCTCGCTCGGCGCGACGTCCGAATCGTTCAATTACGCAATCCCCGCGCTGATGGCGACGTTCCCGCGCGTGATGACGTATGCGGTCGCGGTGAAGTACGGCCGACAGCCGAACGAGAAAGCCGTGCCGCTCGCGCGTCAGCAGCAGATCGCGAATCTCGTCTACGCGAACAAGTACGGCAACGGCAACGCGGCGAGCGGCGACGGTTGGAAATATCGCGGCTCC